ATATTTTTTGACGGAAGTGGAACAGAACAAACTCTTATGTATTTACGGGGTGGTTCAACTGGAGCATGGAATCTAGCAGAAGTATTTGGAAGCTCTTTAACAATGGGTGCCGCGGCAGGTAATTCCAGTGGAGTATTGGGAGATCTTGGAGTAACTACTGTTGGAGTTGCTAGTGGTGATACTTATTTAATAGGATTAGAAATACAAAAAGTTTCTGGATTTAATTTACCAAACTTTGAGCAAAATGCGCGTCTTGGTTATGATGCATATAGAACAGGGAATCACTAATGAAAACTTTTAAAGAATTAATAGACAGTCTTGTAGAAATTACAATAGGTCAACGGGAGAAAAAAACTTCCGGTGATAGAATGAAAGCCAAGCAAGAATATAGAAAAAATAAACAGAAGAAAAAAGCATATATGAAAAAGTACAGGAGAAGTTCTGGTGCTAAAATGCTTCAAAAGAAGGGTGACCGCATGGCGAAACAAGGCAAAACCGCGACAGGTAGAGATATTTCAGTAGCAGGTGGTGCTGGTGCAGCTCAACGCGCGAAGGAAAGAAAACAAGAGCTTCAGAAGCGGTAGAGATGAAAACCTACTCTGAATTTATAGCTGAACTAACTACACAGCAAAGAATGAAAAAATCTTTGACTATGAGAAAGAAGTCAAAGATTATAGCGAGAAAGCGGGCGATTTCTATGAGGAAACCCCCTACTCCAGAAAAGGTTCAGAGAGCGATTAAGAAAGCGGTACGAAGTAAAGCTATGCATATAGTGGATAAGATGGGAATATATAAGACAGCATCTGCTGGTGTTAAAGCGGGGTTAGAAAAGAAAGCCGATATGAAAGTACAGAGAATGGGTAGTAAATGGGAAAAAAGGCTTAAACCAGAAATTAGAAAAAGAATGAAGGATGCGTTTAAACAACGTATGCATGTTAAAAATCCAGAAGGATAATAGGGAGAGATACTATGAAACTTATTAGCGAAGAAGCATCTAATGTAGAATTTCTTACTGAAACTACAAAGAAGGGTGGTAAGAATTATTTTATTGAAGGTATTTTTATGCAAGCCAATACGAAGAATAGAAATGGTAGAATCTATCCCCAAGAAATTCTTCAAAAAGAAGCAAAAAGATATAATACGGAATTTATTCAGAAGAAAAGAGCATTTGGTGAGCTGGGTCATCCAGACGGTCCAACAGTTAATTTGGAACGGGTTTCACATATGATTGAAGAATTACAAGAAGTTGAACAGAATTTTATGGGAAGAGCAAAGATTCTGGATACACCGTATGGAAAAATTGTAAAGAATCTGATTGATGAAGGAGCTCGATTAGGAGTTTCATCGAGAGGAATGGGTTCATTAAAACCTGTAAAGGATGGTATTCAAGAGGTGCAGGGAGATTTTTATCTTGCTACTGCAGCTGATATTGTTGCTGATCCTTCGGCACCCGATGCATTTGTTGCTGGAATTATGGAAGGCAAGGAGTGGATTTGGGATAACGGTCTTTTAAAAGAGACTAAAATACAAGAATATAAAAATCAAATAGAGAAAGCTTCAAGAAAGAGTAGGGAACAGACCCTTACTAAAGCATTTGAAGACTTTATTGTCAATTTGTAAGTTTATATTTTTATAAATAATACTAAGAAATCTATTTTAAACACACAGGAGATTTTCAATGTCTGAAGAAATTTTGGAACAACAGTCTGAAGAACTGGAAGAAGAGCAACAAGCTGTGGAATCTTCAGACGAAGAAATCAACGAAGCCAAAGCTCGAGTAAAAGAAGATGATGATGAAGAAGGTGAAGAAGAAGAAGATGAAGAAGAGGTAGAAGAAGCTGTCGAAATTCCTAAAACAAAAGCAGGAATGATGAAAGCTATCTATGATTCTCTTAATACAATGAAGAAATCTGAACTTCAGGATTCTTTTGCTCAAATTATAGGAGCTACTCTTTCTGAACAAGATGATGAGGAAGAGGAAGAAGGCGATGAAGAAGAAAAACCAGTAGAATCGAAGAAACTCAGTAAGGAAGACCTAGAAATTAATGTCAAAGAAGACATTGATGCCATTGTTAGTGGGGAAGAACTTTCAGAAGATTTTAAGACTAAAGCGGCTACTATATTTGAAGCGGCTGTATCAACTAAAGTTATTTCCGAGGTAAATGAGAGACTGCAAGTTTTTGAAGATGAATACAAAAAAGAACTTTCTGAAGCTAAAGACGAATATATGACCAATATGTCTGAAAAAGTCGATGGTTATCTTAATTACGTTGTAGAAGAGTGGATGAAAGACAATGAAATAGCTTTAGAAAAAGGAATTCGTTCGGAACTCGTAGAAGATTTTATGACCGGACTTAAAAACCTTTTTCAAGAGCATTATATTGACATTCCAGAAGAGAAAGTTGACTTAGTTGATGATCTTTTTGGAAAAGTCGAAGAACTTGAAAAGCAACTTGATGAATCCATTAATACTAATGTGGATGTCAAAAAGGAACTTGCTAAGTTCAAAAGGGAAGAGGTTTTAAGAAATGTTTCGGAAGAACTTGCTGAAACAGAAAAAGAAAAACTCACAAAACTTGCAGATGGTATCGATTATGAAGACGATTCTCAATACCAAGAGAAGCTTGAAGTATTAAAGGAAAATTATTTTCCGAAGACAAGTGATACTCCTCAAACAATTACTGAAGAAGTAGAAAATACTGAAACAGATGAAGAGACAGGGGAGACTATTGATCCATCTATTAGTCGTTATGTCAATGCAATGAAAAGACATAATTAATTTTTAATTTACTATAACTTTTAAACATTTTAACAACTTTAGGAGATAAAAATGTATCTAGCTGAAGGACTTCAACAAAAATGGGGCCCGGTCTTGGATCATGATGATATGCCCGAGATTAAAGACCCGTACAGAAGGGCTGTGACAGCTGTCCTTCTGGAAAACCAAGAAAAGGCAATGAAGGAGCAAGGCTCGTCAGATTCCTGGGGAATGTTGACAGAGGCAACTCCAACTGTCGCTACTGCTACAGCATCTGCATCTGGTGTTATCCAGTATCAAGATCCTGTCTTGATTTCGATGCTTCGCAGAGCAATGCCTAATCTTATTGCGTATGATATCTGTGGTGTCCAGCCTATGACAGGACCTACAGGACTTATTTTCGCAATGAGAGCACGTTATGATTCACAATCAACCGGTACTGAAAGTTTCTACAATGAATCTGATGTTACACATGCTGGTGCAGCAACTACTGGAACACAAGCAAGTGCGGGCTCAGCCGGTACTGACTTTGCTCAAGGTGGTTCTGCAGACAATGTAGCTGGCGGCGTTGCAACTGCTGCTGGTGAAGGCTTGGGTATTACTGGAACTTCTGGAACTCATGGAGATGATTTCCAGGAAATGGCATTCTCAATTGAGAGAGTTGCCGTTACAGCAAAGACAAGAGCATTGAAGGGTGAATATTCAATGGAATTGTCTCAAGACCTGAAAGCTGTTCATGGTCTAGATGCTGAAACAGAACTCGCAAATATTCTCTCACAAGAAATTCTTGCAGAGATTAACCGTGAGGTTGTTCACAACATCTATTTTGCTGCTACAACTGGTGCTGCTCATAATACCACAAGTTCTGGTATTTTTGACCTTGACACAGACTCTAATGGCCGTTGGTCAGTTGAGAAATTCAAAGGTTTGATGTTCCAGATTGAGCGTGAAGCTAATGCAGTCGCAAAAGCAACACGACGTGGTAAAGGTAACGTCATACTCACTTCCTCAGATGTCGCATCCGCACTTGCTATGGCAGGCGTGATGGACGGATCAGGAGTTGATGACACAGGTAATTCCTTTGTTGGTACACTGAATGGTCGCTACAAAGTTTATGTAGATCCATATTTCAGTTCATCCGCAACAAATTTCTTTGTTGTTGGATATAAAGGAGCCAGTGCTTATGACGCAGGTATTTTCTACTGCCCATATGTACCACTACAAATGGTGCGTGCGGTTGGTGAAAATTCATTCCAGCCTAAGATTGGTTTTAAAACCCGCTACGGTATGGTAGGAAATCCATTTGCAACTGCTTCTAGTGCAGGAACAATTGCAGCTGGAACCAACTACTACTACAGAATTGTTAAGGTTTCTAACCTGATGTAATTCTAGAGGGGGACCCAATTGGTTCTATCAAAGGGGCGAGTCACAATTTGTGTCCGCCCCTTTTTTTATGCTGACTAAATAATATAGAAGGGAACGTATTCAACAACCAATAATTTTATTCAATCAGAAAGAGGTGGAGCATGGCAGATAATAAAATCATAGAATTGGTAGAGGCAAAAGCGCCCGCTTCTACAGATTTAGCACTTCTTGTTGCTGAACCATCAATTAATCCATCGAATAAAAAATTAACTTTAGGAACCCTTTTTAATAAGATACCATCATGGTTAGGATTTTCTCAAGCTCCTATCACTTATACTAGTGGTGCAATAGATATTACCTCACCAATATCATTTCTTTCTGTAACTGGTACAGTAGCATTTACACTCGCGGCAGGATCTCAAGGACAGATAAAAACTCTAGTATGTACAGTTGCTGCAACCACTGCAGCAAAAGCTTTTACTGTCACCTCTTCATCAGGTTTATTAGTTACAAGTGAAGCTCATGGATTGATAGATACACAGATAATTCAAGTAACCTCCGCTGGTACATTACCAACTGGTTTATCTGCTGGTGTAGATTATTTTGTAAGAGATAAGACAGATGATACTTTTAAGTTAGCATTAACTTCAGGTGGAACAGCAATAGCTTATACAAATGCTGGTAGTGGAATTCATAGTTGGACTACAAATCCAGTTGGTACACTTACTCCTGTTGCTACTGCTAATGATGGATATAATACAATTACTTTTAATACAGTAGGACAATCAGCAACTTTAATGTATTCAAATTCTGGATGGATTGTTCTATCACAAACTACTCATGGATTAGTATTAACTCCAAATAGAGTAATTCAAGGTATAACTGATACAACAGATGTACTTATTAATCAATATGATGGTGCAGAAGTTGCACGTATTCACGATGGAGCCACAAATATTGTAGCATCATCGGGAACAGGAGCATCTTCATTAGCGGGTACTGCCGGAAAGGGTGGATTCGGTTTCCGAAGGCCATTCTATGGTGTAACCGCCGCTGCTGATGATGAATCAATAACACTCTCTTTGGCTCATTCTGGTTCAATTATTGGTGTAACTGGTGCAGCATTTGATTTGGACATAATTCTCCCCGCAATTGCTGCTGGTGAAGAAGGGTGGTTTGTAGACATTGCTATTACTACTGCATTTAGTGGAACAAATAACTTGGAAATTAAAACAAACGGCGATTCGGGTGATACAATTTATCTATATGGAAATGATGCTGGAACCTCTGGTGCAGATGTCGCTGGTGGTGATGTTGTTAGAACACAAGCTGATCCAGTTGCAGGAACATTGATGAAATTTACTTGTATGAAGGGTGGAGCCGCAGAACAATGGATTTGTGAAGCATTTACACCAAGTGGTGATCTTCCATCTGTTGAAGCCGCAGTCGCATAATAGGATAATAATCTATGTCAGCAATGCAAAATTTACCAGCAAATATCAGTTTACTTTCTCCAGTTGGATTTAAGTTTACTTTATCCAAACTTCCAGAGGTAACTTATTTTTGTCAAGCAGCTAATATTCCAGGAATTTCTCTTAGTTCAGTAGAAAATCCAACTCCACTGAAAACCACTTATTTTCCAGGAGATGAAGTAACTTTTGATGAATTGTCTGTCCGTTTTATAGTAGATGAAAATTTAAAAAATTGGACTTCTTTGTATAATTGGATAAGAGCATTAGGAACTCCAACTGCAGAGGATGAAAGGGATTATCGGAAACTCAAACAGGATAATGAACTTACAACAGAGGGAGTCCTAACAGTACTTACTGGTAATATGAATCCTCAAATGCATGTAAGATTCCATGATTTATTTCCACTTTCACTATCAGGAATTAGTTTTGATTCAGGCGCGACTGATGTGGAATACGTTTCAGCTGATGTGTCATTTCGATATGACCTCTATGAAATAGAAAATTTACTTCAAAATGAAACATCTTATGATGGAGCACCAGTATATTCAGAATAATAATAATTAGGAGGTGATTTGAAACTTGAAGAGATTCAAGAATTTTGGCATAAAGACCGTGAAATTGACTATTCAGAATTAGGAACTGAATCTATTAGAATTCCACAAATTCATGACAAATATTTAAAAATTTATACAGATGAGCGAATCCGGCTTAAGGGATTAGAATTTGAATTAGCAAAATTGATCCGTGCTAAGACAGATTTTTATTCTGGTAGAATGCCTCAAGAAGATTTGGAGAGGCGTGGATGGGAACCATTTTTGGGTAGACTTCTCAAAAATGAAATTAGTAACTATATTGAATCAGATGATGATGTTATTAAAATTAAACAGCAAGTTATAGTATTACAAGAAAAGATTAATTATCTAGATTCTATTATTAAAATGATTAATAATCGAGGGTTTCAGATAAAAAACGCTCTAGATTGGCTAAAGTTCTCTCATGGAACCACATGATGTAATTATTACTAAAAAAAATGAAGTCTATATTAAAGTTGATTGTGAACCTTCCATCGCCCAAGAAATTTGTGATCACTTTACCTTTTTGGTTCCAGGACATACTTTTATGCCTGCTTATAGAAAGCGTTTATGGGATGGTAAAATCCGCCTATTTAACATCTATAATAGATTGTTGTATGGAGGATTACTAGAACATCTTTGTAAGTTTTTGTATATTAGAAATTACAAGGTTAAATTTCAATCCAACTTTGAAATCGCAAAATGTAATCTCCAATCCAAATTTATTGATTCTTTAAAATTACCACATACTATTAGAGATTACCAATTAGACGCCATAAATCATGCACTTTCCCATCAAAAAACTTTATTAGTTTCTCCAACGGCATCTGGGAAATCTCTTGTCATCTATATATTAGTAAGATATCTAAAACTCAAAACATTAATTCTTGTTCCAACAATTTCTTTAGTAACTCAAATGTTTCAAGACTTTAGGAGTTATGGTTGGGATGCTGCTAATAATTGTCATACAGTTTATGCTGGGAGGGATAAAGGATCAGAATTACCTATAGTAATTAGTACTTGGCAATCTCTTTATAAAATGCCTCAAAAATACTTTGAGCAATATCAAATGATAATTGGTGATGAGGCACATGGATTTAAGTCTAAATCACTCACCTCTATTATGACAAAGTGTATTAATGCGAAATATAGAATTGGAGCTACTGGAACTTTAGATGGGACTCAAACACACAAACTAGTTTTAGAAGGACTTTTCGGGAAAGTATTTAAAGTAACTTCTACTAAGAAGCTTATAGATGATAAACACCTTTCACCATTTGAAATTAAGGCCTTAGTGCTTAGACATCCAGCTTCAATTTGTTTTGATTTAAGAAAATCTAACTATCAAGAAGAGTTAGAGTATTTAATATCATCAAAAGCAAGGAATATCTTTATAAAAAATCTAGTATTAGGTTTGAATACAAATACTCTTCTTTTGTTTCGTTTTGTAGAAAAACATGGACAGTTACTTTACAACATGATAAAGGAGAAAACAGATGCTACAGATAGAAAAACTTTCTTTGTACACGGAGGAACTGATTCAGATACTAGAGAGCAAATCAGACATATTGTTGAATCAGAAAAAAATGCAATTATCGTCGCCAGCTATGGTGTATTTAGTGTTGGCGTCGACATTAGGAATCTTCATAACATTGTGTTTGCTAGTCCTACTAAGTCGCGTATAAGAAATTTACAATCCATAGGTAGAGGATTAAGAAAATCAGCAAAAAAGAATATTGCCACTCTTTATGATATTGCTGATGATTTAAGTTATAATGAAAAGAAGAATTATACTTTAGACCATTTTGAAGAAAGAATAGAAATATATAAAGATGAGAAATTTCCACTTCGTGTTTACAAAATTGCCCTCAAAACTTAATTCCTGCAGCAACTGCAGCTGCCTTCCCTTTAAAACCTAACACGGTAATTATAACACGTGATATGTGATTTGTCAAGTGGGTTGACTTTTGGTGATTATATGTTATAATAATGTTATGTTGTTTTAGAATAAGGAGATAAATAATGAAAAAGAATCCATTGCATTATGTAGATAATGAACAGTTTCTTGAATCTATGATTAATTATCAAAAGGAAATTAAGCAAGCAAAAGAAGCTGATGAGCCCCTTCCAATTATACCAGAATATATAGGTGAATGTTTTTTGAAAATAGCTAATAGATTATCATTTAGACCTAATTTTATTAATTATGCATTTAGAGAGGATATGATTTCAGATGGTATTGAAAACTGTATACAGTATATGAATAATTTCAATCCAGAAAAGTCATCTAATCCATTTGCTTATTTTACTCAAATTATCTATTATGCATTTATTAGAAGGATACAAAAAGAGAAAAAACAATTGTATATAAAATATAAAACAATGGATACTCAGGCTGCTATGTCAGAAAATGTGGAAATATCACAAAATGATACTGAACAAAGATATAGTTATGAGACAATGACTCAAGATCAAAAAGTAAATATGTATAATTTTATTTCTAATTTCGAAGAGAGTAAGAAAAAGAAAAAAGAAACAGCAAAGAAAAAAACAACAAAGGTTGATGATAGCACCAATTTAGAATTGATTATGAGCGTATGAAAGTAGCAGTAATAACGGATACACATTTTGGTGCGCGTAATGACAGTCAAGTTTTTGCGGGGTATTTCAAAAAGTTTTATGAAGAGATATTTTTTCCTACTCTATTAGAGAGGGGTATTGATACAGTTGTTCATTTGGGAGATATTGTCGATAGGCGAAAGTTTATTAACTATAAAACTCTCTATCAAATGCGGCATAATTTCTTTGATCAGTGCTGGGAACATTATATCAATTTACACCTTTTGATTGGTAATCACGATACGGCATATAAAAATACAAATGAACTAAACAGTATGGACAGTCTTAGGATGATGAGATCTGGCAGTGAAGGTGCTGGTGGTGGATTTATCAAGGTATATGAAGTCCCTACGGAAATTGAACTAGACAATACCAAAGTATTTTTACAACCTTGGATATGTGATGAAAATAGAGAGCAATCCCTTAAAGCAATTCAAGATACTGAGGCACAGATTCTTTTTGGTCATTTGGAAGTTAGGGGGTTTGAAATGCATACAGGAAGTTTTAGTCGTGAGGGGGTGGAAGCTAATACATTTCAAAAGTTTGATATGGCAATGAGTGGACATTTTCACCATAAATCTGATAATGGAAATATCTACTATCTTGGAAGCCCTTATCAAATTACTTGGTCAGATTATAAAGATCCAAGAGGGTTTCATATATTTGATACAGATACCAGAGAGCTAGAATTTATTCTTAATCCTTTGGAAATGTTTCATAAGATTTATTATGATGATGATAAAATGACCTTAGAATCAATTCAGAATGAGGACTATTCAAAATATAAAGATTGTTATATAAAGGTGGTAGTAGTTAAAAAGAATAATCCCTTTTGGTTCGACACCTTGATTGATAATCTTTATAAGGTGGATGCTGGAGACATTTCTGTTGTTGAAAATTTTGATGAAGATTTTCTTATAGGGGATGAAAATTTAATAGATGAGGCTGAAGATACTATGACAATATTGTCAAAATATGTAAATTCACTTAATATAGATAATAAAAAAGAACTTGATACTTTAATGAAATCTTTGTATACTGAATCTTTGGCTGTAGAGACGGTATAATAAAAAGATTGGGGAATAATATGATAAAAACTTATGCTGAAGTTATAGCGGAAAGGGAAAAAGATATGCCTAGCCATTATGCAGAAGAAGAAGAAAAAATATGGAAAGAGCAAAAGGAACATAGAGAGAAGATTAAAGCGCAATCAGTCTCACTTGGTGAAGAGTTGGCAACTGCGGTTACTTTGGAAATTGCAGATAAAGTATTTTCGAAAATAGCCCTGCAAGCTCATGAAAGAGACATTACATTTAATAAAATGTGTAATCTTATTATACGAGACGGAATGAAGTCTGCGGAATATAAATTTGAACATGATAACAAACCTCAATTTTTAGCAGAAGATAAGTGATACAATTTAAAACTATACGGTGGAAGAATTTATTAGCTTCCGGAAATGCTTTTACACAAGTTAAACTTAATACTGATAGTTCCACATTAATAATAGGTGAGAATGGTGCAGGTAAATCCACTATTTTAGATGCTCTAACCTTTGGGTTATTTGGGCGTCCATTCCGTTCTATTAATAAAAATCAATTAGTTAATTCTGTTAATCAAGGAGGAACTGAGGTAGAAATTGAATTTGAGATTGGAAGTAAGGAATATGTTATTAAAAGGGGGATAAGTAAAAACTTCTTTGCCATATATCAAGATGGAAAACTTCTTAATCAAGATGCCTCGGTTAGAGACTATCAAGAGTTTTTAGAAAAAACTATTCTCAAATTAAATTACAAATCCTTTACTCAGATTGTAATTTTGGGGAGTTCTTCTTTTATCCCATTTATGCGACTCAAAGCATCTGAGCGTAGAGCAATTATTGAAGATCTTCTAGATATTGAAATTTTTTCTGTTATGAATCTACTTTTAAAGGGTAGAGTTGCACAGAACAAAGAAGATATGGGAACAGTTGATATTGCTCTTGGATTATCAAAGGGAGAGAGAGAGCATTTAGAATTTTTGATTGACAAACTCAAAGAAGACAAATCAATACAAATCACTAAAAATAAAAAGGATATAGAGAAACATGAAGAATTTCTTAAAAAGTACAAACAGGAGATTAAGGACTATTCTGATAAAAATCATGTGCTTTCTGAATCCATATCTGACCAGGAAAACGTCCGAAAGAAAGTTAATACGTTATCTGATTATGGGCGGGGCATTGAAAAAAATATAATGAAATTTGAAGAAGAGATTGAATTTTATGAAAAAAATGAAACTTGTAGTGTATGTAGACAAGATATTCCTGAAGAATTTCGTGAGAATATGATTGAAGATTTCCACGCTAAAATGCATAAAAGTGGGCAAGCAATTTTAAAACTCGGACTAGATTTACATGATCAAAAAGAAAGAGTTAAGGAGATTGATAAAATTCTTGATACCATGAATGAACATAATACTGAAGCAACTCATGCTCAGAATTCTTTAGAGGCGTGTGTTCAGTACATAGAAAAGGTTACTGGACAAAATAAAGAACTTCTGCAGATGACAGAGGATATAGATCAGAAGAGAAAAGATTTAGATATTTTAAAAGATGATATTGACATATATAATAAAGAGAAGGAAGACCTGTCAAATCAAAAATATTTGTATGAAACAGCAGCAACCCTTCTTAAAGATACTGGCATAAAAACACGTATTATCAAGCAGTATTTGCCAATTATCAATAAATTAATCAATGTTCATCTTGGCAAGTTGGATTTTTATGTTTCATTTGAGCTGGATGAGGCTTTTAATGAGACTATTAGATCTAGATATCGAGATGAGTTTACCTATGATTCTTTTAGTGAAGGTGAGAAGATGAGGATTGATCTTGCTCTTTTATTTACATGGAGAGCTGTTGCTAAACTCAAAAATAGTGTGAACACTAACCTGCTGGTGCTCGATGAGGTATTCGACAGCTCTCTTGATGCTGCGGGAACTGATGAGTTCTTAAAAATTTTAAATGATTTAGCTGGTGATGTAAATACATTTGTTATAAGCCATAAAGGTGAAATTTTATTTGATAAATTCAATAAAGTTATTAAATTCGAGAAATATAAAAACTTCTCAAGAATAGTTTCGTGATTAATCTAGTCCCTGAATCAGACCCAAATTTAAAAAAAGTACCTAGCTTGTGGGATTTTAAAAATCCCCTTAATATTATTCGACGCCTTGAAACTGAGGAAGTTACAGATACACCAGATGTTCAAGATGAATTGAAAGCACCAGATTTATATAATATATTAGTACAGCATATGGTTTATTATAGGGGATTAGGATTAGCTGCTAATCAAATAGGAATACCATTCAAGGCATTTTCTATGATGGTAAATGATAAAGACGTTATATGTTGCTTTAATCCTGAAATTATAAAGGAATCAGATGAAACAATAGTAATAAAGGAAGGATGTTTAAGTTATCCATTGTTATTTTTAAAAATAAAAAGACCTAAAGAAATTTGGGTCAAATATAAAAATGCAGATGGTGATGAAATTGATGCTCATTTTGAGGGATTGGCTGCAAGAACCTTTCAACATGAAATGGATCATATGAATGGGACTGTTTTTTTGGATAGAGTAAGTAAGGGATCTTTGCGGCTTGCCAGGCGTAAACAGAGAACACTTTTGAAAAAAGAAAGAAGAAATGGAAGAAAGAGTTGAAAAGTTTGGTTCAAGTAAAAAATTAAAAAGATTTCATAACAAAAAACAAAGGAGTAATCAAAAACAACATTTGAAGGATGTGACAGTTTCTTATAAAGATATTCAAGAGCAAGAACATGAAGATGATGTGTTGTATGAAGAATTTGAAAGGGAAAAAGAATGGATGAGAATGGAGAACTATTAGAAAAGGTACACAGAGAACAAGCTGAGAAACAAAAACAGCTTGAAAAGGATTTCTCTGCACATTTTATGGCAGAACTTGCTCGGCGGAATTTGATATTTCATAAAGCTCATGAGATGGATAAAAAGGTGATCATTTGTGATATTGATGGTACAATTTGTTCACAAAGAGTATTTTCAAAAGAAAGGGCTCCAGATGATGAAGTATCTTTTCGTGAAGCAGAGCCTTTTTCAAAAAGAATTGAATATATGAATTCTCTCCATGAAGATGGACATTATATAATATATTGGTCTGCGAGGGGATATGAAAGTGGTACTGATTTTTTAGATGAGACTAGAAAACAATTAGATTCATGGAATGTAAAATATAATGAATGTATAGTGTTTAAACCAAATTATGATATTTGGATTGATGATAAGGCAGTTGGTGTCCGTAGGGATACAGAAGGCGCCATTTCAGAATTTAAAACTAATATAGAACAGGCAATGGGGGTGTTGTGATCTCTGTCATTAGGTTGACTACCTATTCATAGGAGACATGGCAGGATTCGTCATCTGCTTAGCGACACGGCGTAAAGGAGCGAACCTCGTAAAATTGAGGGGAAGCGGGCTGTGAAGCTAGCACCCCCTTTTCCTAAATATCGTGTAACCTCACACAAAGATAGGAGTCTCCCCATGTTCTTTTATCAGCACCTAACCACTTTTCAAGTGGAAACTAAAAGCAGTTCTACAACATTTCCTTATCAAAATGAAGCAGATATTCTTTATCAAAAATATGTAAAAGATAAAATACCAGTTGAATTTTTTAAAAATGGAAAATTACAAAAGGAGTTTAAACCGTGAATTTATATAGATGGAACACACCCATTTAAAATAGAAAGTGAATAAAATGGTATATAGTAAAGAAGGAAGGTGGGATCAAACTGAAAGACCCTATACTCCAGCAGATGTGAAAAGATTAAGTGGTTCTGTCAAGGTTGAATACACTCTTGCAAAACAGGGTGCAGAAAAACTCTGGAACAAATTACATTATACAGACTATGTTAGTGCGTTAGGTGCATTAACTGGTAATCAAGCGATGCAACAAGCAAAGGCGGGACTTGATGCAATCTATCTTTCGGGATGGCAAGTTGCAGCAGATGCAAATGACAGTTTACAAATGTATCCTGACCAATCGCTATATGCAGTAGGAAGTGTACCTACTGTAGTCAAAAGAATCAACAATACATTTCAACGTGCAGATCAGATCCAGACAATGGAAGGAGA